TGTAAAGTTATATTAGCGGGAGTAGAAGATAAATCAACAATTGGCAAAGAATCGAATCAGTTTTTACGGAATGCGGCTACTAAATACGGATTTTATTTCTTAGGCGGATTTGAACCAGGCTCTGATAAAGTACACCCAGCAAGTATATCTTCATATAAAAAACTAGCAACTATGGTTGTGAGCAATATTAATACTGCCATGACAGAAGGCGCAATGGGTGAAAAAAATAAAGAAACTCATGATGCTAAAATTAAAAAATTAAGACATTATCTAGATTCCAATCGAGGTGATAGTTTCGAATATGATTTTTCCGAATTTGCAAAAACCGTATTTGGTGCACCTATTGTAGAATCATATGATGTTATATACCGAATAGAAAATGTTCAATCAACACATAAAACATTGTTAACAGAAGGCGGAGCTGGAGGGCATATGCCACATCCATATGAACATCACTCGTTAACTTTTGGTGATATGAAAGAAATTATATCTAGAGCATTAGGTGGCTATTTAGATTTAGAAGAAGCTGTAACAGAAAAGACAGATGGCCAGAACATTCAAGTAACATGGAAGAATGGACAAATTGGATTTGCTAGGAATAAAGGTACTATTATTAATCCAATGTCAACGGCTGAGTTGCAAGCTAAATTTGATAATCGAGGACCAATCTCAGATGCATTTGGTAATGCTGGTGAAGATTTACAAGAAGCATTTAGCAGAGTATCACCAGAAACATTAACTGGTATTTTTAAAAATGGTCGAGTATTTGCTAACATGGAAATTATATATCCAGCAACTAAAAATGTAATTGCATATGAAACAGCGGTATTACAATTTCATAATTTAGTTGAATATGACGAAGCTGGTAATATTGTTGAAACCAATGCTAGCGGCGGCGGAACTGTGCAACAAATCATACAAGAAGCAAATGCACATTTACAAAAAACATTTAAAATTATTCCACCACAAAAAATAAAAATAGGTCGAATAGAAAATTTTGAAGATCAACAAGCAGCATTCATTGCTGAGATCGATCAATTAAGAAACTTACACAATTTAAAAGATACTGATCTTGTTACTGAATATCATAAGGCGTGGTGGGGTGATATTATTACAACCAAAGCAAAAGAATTTGCATATGCAATTCCTCAAGATATTTTAAACATATTAATATATCGATGGGCATTCAATGATAAGTCAACGTCAATCACCGTATTAAAAAAACAAATTACAAATCCAGAATTTTTAACTTGGGTTATTGAATTTGATAAACAGGATTTTAAAAGATACCAAAAACAAAATATGGAACCATTTGAAACTATATTTTTACGATTAGGATCGGTAGTTTTAAAGAATGCAGAAAACTTTTTAGCAGTTAATCCTAGTAAGGCTGTGCAAGAAATTAAAACAGAATTAGCACAATTGTCTAGAGAATTAGCTCAAACTAACGATATTAAGACACTAGACAAATTAAAGGCGGAATTAGGACGTATACAACGGCTTGGAGGATTTGAAGCCATTGTACCATCCGAAGGGATTGTATTCACATACAGAGGCACTACTTATAAATTAACCGGAGCATTTGCACCCGTTAATCAAATTTTAGGAGTATTAAAATATTCACGATGATATTTATATAAAAATAGGATAATTAAAATGACTGACAAACACAAAAGTAAATATAAAAAACCAGAAAACACAAAATATAAATCTCGTAAAGATTTAAAGGATTATACCGGCGATGATAAAGATGGTGGAATGAATCCGATGTCTACTGGTGAAAAACAAAGCAATGTGCTTCGCAAAACAGATAAAGAAGTAGTCGACACTGGCGATATGTATGTTAAATACAATGCTGATGATCGTTTATATAAAGATATCGAAGATGGTGAGTATGATCCTAAACATGCAGCAAAAGTTTTAAAGAAAAGACAAGATGCTGATGAAACGGATATTGAAAAAACATTAGAAGACAAAATGAAAACTTTAACTAGAGAGCAACAAGAGCGTTTAGTTAGAGAATATGTTCGTCGTAAAATTGCTAATGTTTTAAGAGAAGCCGAAGGCGATGTTCCACCAGAAGAAGAACTAGCTCCAGAAGAAGCACCCGTACCAGAAGCACCAATGCCTGCCGCACCTGCTCCAGCACCACCAGCTCCAGATGCATCGATAGCTGCTCCGGCTCCAGAAATCCCAATGGAAGAACCAGCTCCAATTGATGCCGCGGCACCAGCACCTGAAGCACCTGCAGAACCAGCACCAGCAGCTGCACCAGTAGTTGATCAAGCAACAACAAATGCACTCGCTGTTGATAAGTTTGTTAAACATTTAACAGATGAAGGTGGAAATATTGCTAGAATTAAAACTATAGCAAAAGTATTAAACACTGTATTTAAAGATGTCGAACCAGATGATAAACGTAATTTTTATAAAATGCTAAGATCCTTTGCTATAAAAAAATTAACAATGGAAGAACCAGCACCCGAACCTGAAAACTAAATAATCAATTAATATGTCTAAAAAGTTACAAAATGTCAAAGCTATTCAACAAATGTTGGATGGTACCCATAAATTCCAAACAAAAAAAATAGTTGGATTTAGCGATGCAGAAGATGCAGCAAAAAAGAATGAACGCCATGATGTCGGAGATATATGGGAAGAAAAAGATCCTGTTTCTGGTGTTATTTATATAGTCGAGCAACGAGAAGGCTTTCGTATTAAAAAAACAAATAATGCCGACGTACTACAAGGTGTTCGAGATGACTTAAGAGCTTTTCCAAATTGTAGAAAAGAAACGTGTACATGTGCGGGAACGCACCATTTAGATAAAAAAATGAAAGTTATCCACGGAATGTGCTTTGATTGTACAATTGAAATGGAACACGAATTAAAAAAAGCAGGTACATTTAATGAGTATGCATATACTAAGATGCGTGAAAATGCATTAGCTTGGTTGCAAAGTGCAGAACGCGATGTTGAAATGCTTAAAGAAATATATACACAAGCTTCTAAATTTGTTACGAACTCAGACGGTATAACAGAAACATGGTCGGCAAAGATGTCGCCAGAAGAATTTGAAGAAACTATACAAAGTGACTTCAATAAATATAAAGAAGAATTCATAGAAAAAATAAATAAAGAATATCCACATGAAAAAATCGATTAAATCAATTTATATATTTATAGCAGGGCTATTAACATCATTATTTGCAATATTATTTTTCTTTGGTAGAAAAAAGCAAACGATTGAAACTCCAGAACCAGTTATCAAAAATGATGCTGAAATTAATACGTTAGAAGGCAAAGCTGAAATTGTTGCATTTCAACGAAATGAAGTTACCAAAGAGATTGAAAAGCAAAAATATGATATAGCTGAAACAGAAAAAGTTAAAGAAACATTAACAGTTAAACCTGTTGCCGCGGCTACGGTTAAGGAACATATTGTAAAAAAGACTAGACGCACTGGAAAACAAAAATAATGAAATATTTATTAGTTATATTATTCATATTACCGGTACTTGCTTTTTCACAAGTAACAGATACCTGTTTTACTACGAAAGAATTGCAAGACGTTGCTTTCACTATCGATTCATTGAGTTTAGCTGATTCAGTTAATAATGTATTAATCACACAACAACGGGTTTCCCTTGCAAGTCAAGCTCGATTAATTAGTTTAGATTCATTAGAATTAACATATAAGACAAAGCAAATTGAATTATTAAAAACTAATATTAACATATATGTTGCGAGAGAAAAAGAATTTCTTCCAAAGTGGTATGATAATAAGATGTTGTATTTCACCGGTGGTATTGTAAGTACATTGCTAACTACCAATTTAATTTTAAAAGTATTTAAACAATGAGTACTCCGAACATAAAACAGATAATCCAACAGCAGTACATGTTATGTGCTAAAGATCCTGTGTTTTTTATGCGTAATTATTGTTATATACAGCATCCTAAACGAGGTAAAATAAAATTTAATTTATTTCCATTTCAGGAAACATCATTAACTGACTTGCGCGATAACCGATACAATGTTATATTGAAATCCAGACAGTTGGGCATATCTACATTGTCTGCCGGCTTCGCATTATGGAGCATGTTATTCAATGAAGATTTCAACGTTTTGGTTATTGCAACTACTCAAGAAGTAGCAAAAAACTTAGTTACCAAAGTTAGAGTGATGCACGACAACTTGCCTAGTTGGCTTAAAGGTACTATAGAAGCTGATAATAAATTGTCTTTAAAATTTAAAAATGGTTCGCAAATTAAAGCAGTATCATCATCTACTACCGGTGCGCGATCTGAAGCATTATCATTATTAATTGTAGATGAAGCAGCCTTTATTCGTAACATTGAAGAAATTTGGATTGCATCACAAGCAACATTATCAACGGGTGGTGCTGCAATTGTTTTATCTACTCCAAATGGTGTTGGTAACTGGTTTCATCAAACGTGGGCTGATGCTGAATCTGATATAAATGGATTTCATACAATTAAATTAAATTGGCAATTACATCCAGAACGAGATCAATCATGGCGTGATGACCAAACTAAACTGTTAGGAGAACGTGGTGCAGCACAAGAATGTGATTGTGATTTCGTTAGTTCTGGACATACTGTTGTAGATGGTCCATTACTTTTAGAATATGATGCAAAATGTGAAGAACCTATAGAAAAAAGAGGTTTTGACCATGGATATTGGATTTGGGAATATCCAGACTATTCTCGAGATTACATAGTATCTGCCGATGTCGCACGTGGTGATGGGGGTG